CATGATCATCATATGGCGGCGCTGCAGGACATATGGCACATCCATATGATGATCATGGATTAACTTTCAATGAAATGAAAGAATTAGTTTCTAGAGCATTAGAAGGACGATTAGATATAGAATCTGCAGTTACTGAAAAAACAGATGGTCAAAATATTCAAGTGACATGGAAAGATGGACAAATTGGATTTGCACGTAATAAAGGAACTGTAATTAATCCAATGTCTGTACAGGAATTGCAAGATAAATTTGGCGGAAGAGGACCTATATCAGATGCATTCGGAGGCGCCGCTGAAGATTTAGCTGAAGCATTTAGTAAAATTAATCCAGATGAATTAAATCGAATATTTAAAAACGGCCGCGTGTTTGCTAACATGGAAATTATTTATCCTGCAACTAAAAATGTAATATCATATAATGTAGCAGTATTACAATTTCATAATTTAGTTGAATATGATGATAAAGCAAATGTTGTAGAAACTGATATGACTGGCGGTGCAACATTACAAAGAATTATTCAAGATGCAAATGCACATCTTCAAAAAACATTTTCATTTATTCCGCCACAAAAAATTAAATTAGGTAGAGTATATGATTTTGAAGATCAACAATCTGCATTCTTTAACGAAATTAATCAGTTAAGACAACGTTATAATTTAAAAGAAACGGATCGAGTTACTGAATATCATAAGGCTTGGTGGAATGATATTATTCAAACTAAAGCTAAAGAATTAGGATATGATATTCCAGAAAATATTTTAACTGCATTAATTTATCGTTGGGCATTTAATGATAAATCTACTAATATTTCTGTATTAAAAAAAGAAATTACAAACCCAGACTTCGAAGCATGGGTAACTGAATTTGATAAAAAAGATTTTAAAGTGTATCAAAAACAAAATATGGAACCATTTGAAACAATCTTTTTGAGATTAGGTGCAGTAGTATTAAAAAATGCAGAAAATTTCTTAGCAGCAAATCCAACAGAATCAGTTCAAGAATTAAAAGCAGATTTAGCACAATTGATTAAAGAGTTGCAAGTAAGTGAAGATCCTAGCACAATTAAAAAATTAGAACACGAATTACGTCGTATACAACGATTAGGAGGCTTCGAAGCAATTATACCGTCTGAAGGTATAGTATTCGTATTTGGTGGACACACATACAAATTAACAGGAGCATTTGCTCCAGTCAATCAACTACTAGGAGTATTGAAATATGCACGTTGATATATTTATATTAAAATTGGATTATAATCATGGCTGAAAAACATAAAAGCAAGTACAAAGCACCAAAAGATTTAGAAAAATCTCAAAAACCTAATGCAAGAAAAGATTTAAAAGATTACACCGCCGATGATAAATATGGCGGATTGAATCCCAATTCTACTAAAGAAAAACATCTTAACGTACTTCGCAAAACTGATAAAAAAATGCAAGACGATGGAAAAATGTATCCAACGTATAATGCCGATGATCGTCTTTATAAAGATATTGAAGATGGAGATTATGATCCAAAAACTGCAGCAAAACGTTTAAAGAAACGACAAGATGATGAAGAAAAAGATGTTAAGGATGTTTTGAAAGATAAAATTGAAAATTTAACTCGCGAACAAAAAGAACGTTTAGTTAGAGAATATGTTCGTAGAAAAATAGAAAAAATATTGTTAGAACAGCCAACAACTGAAGAGCCACCCGCAGAAGAGCCACCTGCAGAAGAAACTCCAGATGCTACTACCGACGCAGCAGCAACACCAGATGCAGGCGCAACCCCGGATGCTGCAGCAACGCCAGACGCAGCAGCAACACCAGATGCCGCGGCAACGCCAGATGCAGCAGGAGCTGCAATAGGAACAGCAGGCGCAGCAGTAGGAGCAGCAGCTGCATCAACAGAAACACCGGCAACTACACCCCCAGCAGCCGGCGCTGAAACTCAACAAGAGCCAGGTCCTGAAGAACGACAAACATTAAGTGTTTCGAAAATCAAAGATGTGTTATCTGCAGAACGTTCTAATTTAAGTAGAATTGAAACATTATTTAAAGGAATTGATCAAACATTTGAAGATGCAGATCCAATTGATATCAAAAATTTTTATCGATTAATGTTACGGACGATTGCAAAAAAATATAAAAAAATAGATCAAGATCAAGAATCTGGGTCAAATGAAAACTAAATAAAAGTTATATGTCAAATAAGTTACAAAACATTAAAGCCATCAATCAAATGTTAGATGGCACTCATAAGTTTCAAACAAAAAAAACAGTAGGATTTTCCGATGCACAAGATGCAGCTAAACGTAGTGAGCGTCATGAAGTAGGAGATGTTTGGGAAGAAACGGATGTTCATGGCGTTACATACGTTGTAGAACAAAAAGATGGTTTTCGTATACGTAAAACAAAAAATTCAGAAATATTTCAATCTATACGCGAAGAAATACGATCATTTCCTAATTGCAGGAAAGATGTATGTACATGTACTAGTGCTCATATGTTAGATCAAAAAATGAGAAGTGTGCATGGTATGTGTTTTGATTGTGTCATCGAAATGGAACATGAAATGAAAAAAGATGGAACCTTTGATGAATATGCTCGAAACAAAGTACGAGAAAATGCATTAGCGTGGTTACAAGATGCTGAACGAGATGTAGAGCTTTTGAAACAAGCATATACACAAGCAGCAAACTTTATATCAAATGCAGAAGGTGAAACAGAAACGTGGGCAGCAAAAATGACCCCGGAAGAATTCGAAGAAACTATACAGAAAGAATTCAATAAATTCAAAGAAAATTTTTTAAATAAACTAAATGGAGTTGAAACTACAAATGAAAACAATTAAAAACATTGCATTAGCAGTTGCTGGAATCGTTGGAGCAATTATTGCATTTTTCTTATTTACAGGAAAAAGAAAATCAAACAAAATTGAAAAACTTGATAAAGCAGTCGCAGAAAACAAAGAACATGTCGCGCGTATTGAAACTGAAGTAAAACAAGTTGAAAAGAAACGTAAAGCAGTTAAAAAAGAAATTGCTGAAGTAAAACAAGAAATTGCAGAGTTAGAAACAGCTAAAGAAAATTTAGTAGTAGAAGAAAAGCCAACAGAAGAAGTAAAAGAAAATATCTTAAAACAAACGCGCAGAGGCCGTCCTAAAAAGGCATAATATGAAAAAGATATTGTTATTATCATTGTTTGTTGCAACATTGAGTTATGCTCAAAAAACTAAAAAAGTTGCACCCGATACTGTTTGTTTTACTAAAGAACAAGCAGCGGATATTTCTTTTGTTTTAGATTCATTGTGGGCAGCTGATGATATTAATAATGAATTAATTGCTTCATATAAAAAATTAATAAAAAAACAAGATTCATTAATTATATTAGATTCAGTTCAAATTAGTAAACAAGATAGTATTATTGTATATCAAAAAAATATCGTAACGGATTTAGAAAAGAAAATTGATTTATTACAGCCAAAATGGCATGATAAAAAATCAGTTTGGTTTGGATTTGGATTTTTATCTACTTTAGGTACTGGAATATTAATCAATCAATTTATAAAATAATATGTCTCAAAATATAAAACAGATCATACAACAACAGTATACTATGTGTGCTAAAGATCCTGTTTTTTTCATGAAACAATATTGTTATATACAACATCCTAAACGAGGTAAAATTAAATTTAACCTATATCCGTTTCAGGAAGATTCATTAACAGAATTACGAGATAATCGATACAATGTAATTCTTAAGTCTCGTCAGTTAGGTATATCAACTCTTTCAGCGGGCTTTGCTCTATGGAGCATGTTATTCAAAGAAGATTTTAACGTACTTGTTATTGCAACAACTCAAGAAGTAGCAAAAAACTTAGTAACAAAAGTACGTGTCATGCACGACAATTTACCTAGTTGGTTAAAAGGTAATATTGAAGCAGATAACAAACTTTCTCTTAAATTTAAAAACGGCTCACAAATTAAAGCAGTATCATCAGCAACAACCGGTGCACGTTCTGAAGCACTTTCATTGCTAATTATAGATGAGGCTGCCTTTATTCGTAACATTGAAGAAATTTGGGTAGCATCGCAAGCAACATTATCTACAGGTGGTGGTGCTATTGTATTATCAACACCTAACGGAGTTGGTAACTGGTTTCACTCTGTGTGGTCAGAAGCTGAACAAGAAATAAATGGGTTTCATACAATTAAGCTACATTGGACAGTACACCCAGACCGAGATCAATATTGGCGAGATGAACAAACTAAACTTCTTGGTGAACGAGGTGCAGCACAAGAATGTGACTGTGACTTTATTTCGTCCGGACATACTGTAGTAGATGGCGGTATATTAATGGATTATGAATTAAAATGTACCGATCCTATCGAAAAACGCGGATATGATAATGCATATTGGGTTTGGGAATATCCAAACTATGAGAAAGATTATATAGTAGTAGCTGACGTTGCACGAGGCGATGGCGGCGACTGGTCGACATTTCATGTTATTGATGTACAAGATGTAGTACAAGTTGCAGAATATAAAGGCAAACTTCCGCCTAAAGATTTTGGGAACATGTTAGTATCAGTTGCAACTGAATGGAATAATGCACTACTTGCAATTGAAAATGCCAATATTGGATGGGCAGCAATTCAGCCTGTATTAGACCGAGGGTATGAAAATCTATTTTATACATATAAAGATGATGGTTATGTAGATGTAGATGTACAACTTAAAAAAGGTTATGATATGAAAGATAAAAGCCAAATGGTTCCTGGAGTATCAACAACATCTCGTACACGTCCATTAATGATTTCAGCTCTAGAAATGTATATGCGAGAAAAAACACCAGTTATACGAAGTAAACGATTAATTCAAGAATTATTTGTATTTGTTTGGTTAAATGGCAAAGCTCAAGCACAAAATGGATATAATGATGACCTTGTTATGTCATTTGCTATTGGTTTGTGGCTTCGAGATACATCTTTAAAATTACGTCAACAAGGGATTGAACTTCATAAAAAAACATTAAGTCAATTTCAAAAATCTTCACAACAAGTTATATTTACAGGCAAACCATCTTCTGGAACTGATGGGTGGGATTGGAACAATGGTCATTATAATGAAAATTTGACCTGGCTTCTGTAACAAGTTATATTTATAATAAAGTAAAATAATATTATGGCGTCTCTAAGAAAACGTTTACAGAATCTATTTGCAACGAATGTTATTGTTCGTGCGTATGGAAAAGATAAATTACGCGTAGTCGATACTAATCGTTTACAAGCAATTGGTAACTTAAATCAAACTAAAGTAGCTGATCGATATACCAGAATGCATGGTGCAAATAAGCACATGGTTGGAGGTATGGGTGGATATGATTCTAACTACTATATGCATCAGAATCGTATGCAACTGTATGCTGATTATGAGATGATGGATCGCGATCCAATTATTAGTTCAGCACTTGATATATACTCTGATGAATCTACATTAGCAGATCAGTTCGGTGATATTTTAACTATCAAAACTAATAAAACACAAATACAAAAAATTCTTTATAATTTATTTTATGATATTTTGAATATCGAATTTAATCTATGGACTTGGATTCGAAACATGACAAAATATGGCGATTTCTTTTTAAAATTAGATATTGCTGATGAAATTGGAATTGTTAATGCTCGACCATTTTCTAGTTATGAAATTGAGCGTTGGGAAGAATATGATGAAGCAACTGGCGAATATAAAATCAAATTCAAACATGTAGCAGATTCTAGAAAAGATTTTGAAGTTTTTGAAATAGCACATTTCCGTATGTTATCAGATTCTAACTTTTTACCATATGGTAGATCAATGTTAGAAGGAGCACGTAAAGAATTTCAAAAATTAATGATGATGGAAGATGCAATGTTAATTCATCGTATTATGCGAGCTCCGGAAAAACGTGTATTTAAAATTGATATTGGTAATATTCCTCCAAATGAAGTTGATTCATTCATGGAACAGATTATCAATAAAATGAAAAAAATTCCACATATTGATCAACAAACAGGTCAATACAATTTAAAATTTAATTTAATGAACATGTTAGAAGATTATTATCTACCTGTTCGCGGCGGCAATTCGACTACATCAATTGATACATTACCAGGAATGACTTGGACTGGTACTGAAGACTTAGAATATATAAAAGATAAAATGATGGCTGCATTAAAAGTTCCTAAACCATTTTTAGGCTATGCAGAAGCGGTAGAAGGAAAAACTACATTAGCATCTATGGATATTCGTTTTGCAAGAACAATTGAACGTGTTCAGCGAATAGTAATGTCTGAATTAACTAAAATTGCAATTGTACATTTATATGCACAAGGTTATGAAGGAGAAGATTTAGTTGGGTTTGAATTAGAATTAACAGCTCCATCAATTATATATGATCAACAAAAAGTTGCTTTAATGACTGAAAAAATGACATTAGCAACGGCAATGAAAGATAGCAAATTAGTTTCAGATAAATACATATATGAGTTTATATTCAATATGTCAGAAGATGAATGGTTGCAACAAAGAAATGATGTTGTTGAAGATCTTAAACTTCGATTCCGACAAAACCAAATTGAACAAGAAGGTAATGATCCTGCAGTAACTGGCGTGTCATTTGGTACGCCTCATGATTTAGCTTCAATGCATATGAGCAGTGATGATGTTGAAGAAAAAGATTTAGGAGGAAGACCAAAAGAAGGAATTAAATTTGGGCAACACAAAAATGCATTCGGATGGGATCCGACAGGTAAAAAAGAACTTGATCAAGCATTTAACCCTGACAATCAAAAAACAACATTCTTTCCAGATAAACGTTTTGATAAAGCAGTTAGACCGGTAGCAACTGAAAGTCATAACATACTTCGTTATTTAAATAAATCAAAAGGGCCTAATATTATAACAGAAACTTTGAAAAATAAGAAGAAAGATTTAGATCAAGGCACTATGTTAGATGAAAAGAACATTTTATAAATTCAAACATATTTATTAAATAAAAAAGAACTGTATTGAATATGAAAAAATTAAAACATTCGAAATATAAAAATACCGGGATACTTTTCGAAATGTTAGTTAGAAAATTAACATCAGAAACATTATCATCAAATAAATCAACTACTATTGATATAATCAAAAAATATTTCGGAAAAAATACAGAATTAGCTAAAGAATTGTATTTATATAATTCATTATTAAAAGAACAATATCGAAGTGAAGCACAAGCACTAGATTATATTCGTAGTGTTAAAGCAACTCATGATAAATTAAATCAAAGTTTACTTAAAAGACAACGTTACAATCTCGTTAAAGAAATTTCCGAACGATTTAATTTTGATGATATTTCAAAAATACATATTAATAACTATAAAACATTAGCATCAATTTACATGATATTTGAATATCAAGAAACGGATAATCCAAAACAGCTAATGGAATGTAAACATGTAATACTGTCTAATGGAATTTTAGTTGAAAGAAAACAACAAGAAAAAGATTTAACATTAGAAAAATTTCAATCACAACCAAAAGATGTACGTTTGTTAACATACAAATTAATGATTGATAAATTCAATGAAAAATATTCAAATAACTTAGATGAATCGCAAAAACAACTTTTAAATAAATACATTACCAATGTTAATGATACTAATGCTTTAAAAGAATACATTCAAGTTATTATTCCAGAAATTAAAAAAGATTTAGCAAATCAAGCAAAATTAATAACTGATAAAGTTACGCAGATTAAAGTACAAAAACTTTCAGAAATGTTATGTACTGTAGAAAATATGAAAACAATCAAAGAATCACATATACTTTCTTTGTTACGTTATTTTGATCTAGTTCGAGAATTAAAAGGGATGCACTAATGAAATCTTTCTTAAAAGAAATGGAAGAAAAATTCATGGAATTGGAAGATTACTGTGATGCGTGTGATAGAGTAAAATCGCAATGCGTATGTGACGAATCTGAACTCGATGAAATATCTACCACCGGCGGCGTAGCTGGTTATAATACGCCAAATGCATTTAGTAAAACAGGTGCAGATGATGATACGGTTGAAGCATTAGGCATGAAACGTGTAAAAATTAAAGAATCTGTAAATACGCCTCCGACATTTAGATGGAAAGATACAGGTTATCAAAAACCAGAATCGCCAGAAGAAACATCTCAAGATAAGTTTCCATTCTCTAACGACACAGACAAATGGACAAATAAAGATCAAGAATATCCAGTTAAATTTACAAATCAGCCATATGGTACTGCAAATATTACAGATAAATCATCTAAAGTATATGAAATGATGGATCGTAAATATGAACAACTTATAGAATCATATAGACGATTTGCAACAGAAGATAAACATTTAAGCCCTGAAAAAAAAGTAAAAAATACAATCAAGGAGCTAGCTAAAAAATTACAAGAAATTGAAACATTAGTTAATTACAATACAAAATTAAAAACAGAATCCGGGGTGTCAGCTTCAACATATGGTTCTAGTACGCAAAATGCATTAACTAAAATTTCAGAAAAACTAATTAAAATATCAGAGCGAGTAAGAGCATTAGGGGAATAGATCATGTCAAAAAAATTATTAGTAGAATATGTACCATTCAAACCAATTGGCTCATTAACTGAGTCATCTGGCGATGCATATGGAATACCTGGTGGTTTTGTTGTACAAGGCGTTTTACAAAGAGCAGCAGCTAAAAATCAAAACGGCCGAGTATATCCAAAACAAATTCTACAAAGAGAATGCATACGATATCAAAAAGAATATATTGATCAACATAGAGCATTAGGTGAATTAGATCACCCAGAATCGTCTATTGTTAACTTAAATAATGTTTCGCACAATATTTTAAAAATTTGGTGGAATGGTGATGACCTAATGGGTGCAGTTCAAATCTTAGAAACACCATCAGGTAAAATTTTAAAAGAATTATTTAAAGCAGGTATTACATTGGGCATTTCTTCTCGTGGATTAGGATCAGTTAAAGAATTACGCAGTGAAGGAACGGTTGAAGTTCAAGAAGATTTTGAATTAATATGTTGGGACTTCGTGTCTAATCCATCTACTCATGGGGCTTTTATGCGTCCTATTAACATGCACGAATCTATAAATAAAAATATACCAAATAACAAATATAACAAAGTAAACGACATCATTACATCGATTTTATGTGAAGATGGAAAATGTAGGATAATATAATGAAAACGCCTAATTTGAAATTCATTCTAGAAACAATTTTAGAAGATCAGCCAAAACCAATGACTCGTGAAGAGAAACAACAATTTGTACAAGAAGTTGCAAATTTCTCTGCGTTAGGTGATTCTGTATACGGAAAAGGTAATTTAGAAGAAATTGTAGAACGAGTTAAAGCGATCGTAGAACGTGCGGAACGCATCATGACTGAAAGTGATGATTGGATGTCAAATGTTGCACACAAAAAGAACAATAAACGTATGCATGAAGATTACCGCGATTTTGAACAAGCAGCTCGAGAATTGAAAGAGGCACAAGATCGAATGTCATTAGCATATGAAAATATTGGACAACATTTAAATCGTTACTTTGATGTTAATTAATTTGGATAATATAAAAAGTATTATTATAATATAGGTAGAATGATGAGCAAATTTAAAAAATTATATAAACAATTTTTTGGATTAACAGAACAATCGACACCTGGTGCAGCACCATCAGGCATACCGAAGTTTACAAAAGATGATGTTCAAAATGCTAAAGATATGGCTACGGCGTTAAAAGATATGAATAATGCCATGAAAACAGAGTCTGATCTAGAAGAAGCTCAATTGATCAATCATATTACAGATTATAGAGGCGGGATTGAATATGTATTAAGAAATCCAGCTGAGGCAAAAGCAGTAGCACAAGAAATTAAAGAATGGTCTGAAAGAAAAGGATTTACTGTAGTTAAACATACAATATCGCCATCAGGTAAAATTGGATATTTTTATTTTAGATTAGGACAAGACCCAGGTTTAGAATCACAAAAGCTTCAAGGATATTTAGCACAGAAACCTGAATTAAAACATTTTAGATTTAACGTTAGACAACAAAAACCAAAAGCACCGCAACCAGAAATTTAAATTTAATATATGAGTAAAAAACAAAAACAACATCAAACTATAGTTCCAGGGAATTCTTTAGCAGTTAATGTAGTAGGTACACAAAGAGAAGATTTAGGATTTGCTCTTAAAGTATGGAAACGCAAAGTTAAAAATTCTGGAATTTTAGAACGAATTAAAGATCGAAAAGAATTTGAAAAGCCTAGTGTGAGAAAAAGAAAACAATTACAAGCAGCACAATTTATTCAAAGAATTAAAGATTTAAATTCTTTTTAAGAAAAATTAATTAAAGTTTAAGGCTCTAACAAAAAAAGTTAGAGCTTTTTTACTGTTTTTTAAAACATGCTCATATTTATTTGTAAATACGCTATTTCCTATATAGTGTCTAGTATTTAATATATTTCTATTAAGATTCTCAATAATCTTATTTCCAAAAAACAAATTTAAGGAGAAAACAATGGCAAAATCAGACTTGCTAAAAGAAGCAATCGCCGATGCAAAAGCTGTTAAAGAAACTGCTTTAGCAAACGCTAAAATTGCTTTACAAGAAGCCTTTGCTCCTCGTTTAGAAAGAATGTTAGCAACAAAACTAACAAATGAAATCGAGGGTGAAGAAGAAGAAATGCCAGCAGAAGAACCAATTGCCGCAGAACCAGAAATGGGTGACGAAATGGGTGCAGAAGCTGGAGCTGGAAATGATGTAGGTGATTTATCAATCGACGTAGACGGAGACGGCGAATTTGATGAGTTTGATATCTACTCACAAGACGGCGAAGAAGAAATGCCGGAAGAAGAACCAGTAATGGGCGATGAAGAAATGACCGACGAATATAACGAAGGTTATGAAGATGATTTAAATCTTGAGTCTATCATTCGTGAATTAGAAGGTGATTTAGAAGGCGAAATGGATCCAAATTTAGAAGACGGTATGGCCACAGAAGGCGATATGATGGGTATGGGCCATGAAGAAATGCCAGAAGAAGAAGATGATTTTACTTCAGAATCAATTGACGAAATTTTAGAAGCTATTCTACGCGAAGAAGAAGAAGAAATGTCAAAAGAAGAGCCTAAAAAATCTGATGTTGACGAAGAAAAAGAATCAATGAAGGAAGAATTGGAAGAAGCATATTCGACAGTTAAAAAACTTCAAGGTATTCTTTCTGAAGTAAATCTTTTAAATGCAAAACTTCTTTACACAAACAAATTATTCCGTAATTTTGAATTATCTGAACCTCAAAAAATGAAAGTAATTGAAAACTTTGATCGTGCAGGTAATACAAGAGAAGTAAAATTAGTATTTACAACATTAGCTGAGTCATTCAGCCGTCCGACAACTAAAAAACGTGTAGTTAAAGAATCTTATGCTAGCAAGCCAGCTGCATCAACAGCTCCAAGCAAAGAAACAACTCAAGTATTGTCAGAAGGATTTGAATTGGCAAATCGCTGGAAAAAATTAGCAGGATTGCTATAACATTTAAAAAAAAGGAAAACCGTGAGTATTTCAAATTTATTACAAACAAATGATTTCGTACAACGCAACCAAGCTAAAGCGTTGGCATCGAAATGGGAAAAGACCGGTCTATTAGAAGGTCTTCGTGGCGAAACTGAAAAAGCAGGTATGGCCCAATTGCTTGAAAACCAAGCACGTCAATTAGTAAAAGAAGCTTCTGCAACTGGTACATCAGCAGGTTCAGAAGAGTGGGCTGGTGTAGCTCTTCCATTGGTACGTCGTATTTTTGCAGAATTTGCTGCTAAAGAATTCGTTAGCGTTCAACCAATGAATTTGCCTTCAGGTCTTATTTTTTACTTAGATTTCAAATATGGTACAGCTGTACCTGGATTTGACAATGATAACAACAACCGCACAGGTGACCCATTTGGTAATCCTAATGCATTAGATTCATTATTTGGTGTTACTACAACTGGTTCAGATGCAGCAGGTGGTCTTTATGGTGCAGGTCGTTTTGGATATTCAATTCCATTTACAGCTTCTGCAGCATTAGGCGCAGGTTCAGCGAATACAGGTTCTGGTACTGGTGCAATAACTGACGCAGGTCTTGTTAATTATGATAGCGTTTATTCTGCATCATTATCTAGTTACAAAAAAGTAACTATCAATGTACCAACTGATGCTGATTTATATGCAGTTCGTTCTTGGTCATTCTTATCAGGTTCTGCAGGTGTAGAAATTACGCCAGTACAAGCATTCTCAACGATTGATAGCAATTACACTGCATCATTCATTGTAACGACTGCACAAGCAACGGCTATTCAAACAGCAATCGCAGGTGCTGCACCAGGATTGAAATTGCAGTATAGCAAACAACCATCTGATACATCTCGTGGTGATTTTGAAGACAAGAATCCATTTGCTGGAACTAGATATGGTACATCAGGTATCAACGAAGGTACGGATATCGAAATTCCAGAAATCAATCTTGAAATGCAATCTGAGCCAATCGTTGCTAAGACTCGTAAGTTGAAAGCAGTTTGGACTCCTGAATTCGCTCAAGACCTTAATGCATACCACAGCATCGACGCTGAAGCTGAATTGACTTCAATGTTGTCTGAGTATGTATCAATGGAAATTGATTTAGAGATCTTGGATATGTTGATTTCAGCAGCTCCAACAACTGAGTATTGGTCAGCATTGAACAACAATGTATGGAATGGTTCTGGATTTACTCAAGCAGCTGCCGGCGCAATTGGTTCTGCAGGAGATGGATTCTACAACACACAAGGTGGTTGGTTCCAAACATTAGGTACTAAACTTCAAAAAGTATCTAACAAAATTCACCAAAAAACATTGCGTGGTGGTGCTAACTTCTTAGTAACTAGTCCAGCTGTTGCAACTATCCTTGAGTCTATCCCAGGATTTGCTGCTGACACTGATGGTAACAAAATGGAATTTGCGGCAGGTGTACAAAAAATTGGTTCAATCAATAACCGTTACACTGTATACAAAAACCCATACATGATGGAAAATGTTATTTTAATGGGCTTCAGAGGAGCTCAGTTCCTTGAAACAGGTGCTGTATTTAGTCCTTATATTCCATTAATCATGACTCCATTAGTATACGATCCAGTTAACTTCACTCCACGTAAAGGTGTTATGACACGTTACGCGAAGAAAGTAGTTCGTCCAGAATTCTACGGAAAAGTATACGTTCATGGTCTTAACACTCTTTAATAGTTAATTTGATTTAATCAATTAAACAATTAATTAGTTAAGGTAATAAGAGAGGGTGG